AGAAACTTCTCTAAGCTATGCGGTATTGATTTTGACGAAATGCAATCTGGAGACAGAGCCACAGTCAACGCTGAATTTCTTGACGGAACGGAAACTGTACTAAGTTTTTACCGAACCAAGAACCAGAGAGGAGACAGGCGATTCTCCATTAAAGGAATCAAGCAACAGGCCGAAGTAGGCGACACAGTTGCAGTTACCTTCAAGCACAACGCACAAGGCGAAAGGGTCTTGGTAATCAATGTAACCAGAAACAGCGAGTACAACTACCTTCTGGAAGAAGTAGGCTAATGGCAGTAATTTTTGAAAAATCCCTGTTAAAAGAACCTTATGGTTTCAAACTACAGTTTACAAATTGTTGTGGGTCAGGGGACAAAGGCATAGAAGGCTATGTCGGTTGTAGGGGTTGTTATGATGAGATATATGAATACTTTGGAATTGGAGAAGAAGAAGGATTCAGAGAACACATAGCTGAACCTAAACTTATTAAAAGATTTGAAGAATATCTAAAAAAGGACTACGACACTTATGCTGAATTTCACGAAGCTGTAATGAAAGAAATAGGAATAGGCTAATGGGAATTAGTTGGGGAGAGTTACTTGAACTGCCTTTAGTGTGTCTAAGTTGTGGCAGTAACAACATTAAGAACGATAAGTGCCAAGACTGTAGTGCTGACGAAGGTGTAATGCACGATGAAAGACACTACAAAGCCGAAGTCAGAAAAAATGAGTGGCGATTATGAAGTGGAAAATAGACAAAGATGTAAAGATTCCACCTAGCTATTACAGCAAAAATAGTCAGTACCGAGAACTTATAAATAATATGGAAGAAGGCGATTCGGTAGGGGAACTAACCCAAAATCAATCAACTGCTTTAGCACAACTAATGCGTAAGAACGGAATCAAAGCAGTCAGCAGAAAAATGACAGGTTCTAAAGCAGATGTAAACGAAACAGTTTATCGAGTGTGGCATGACGGACCACTAGAGACAGCAGAGGAACAGGGAAAGCAAAGGATAGGATCTCCGACAAATACTGTAGGGATTACTCCAGGTATTCTCCAACAAGCCGAAGCACATGAGGACAAGCACAACATAGTAGAGGACACCAGAGAAGTTTTTAAAATAGTGAACGAAGAATTAGCTGAAATTAAATTCTCCAACAAGCCGAAGCACATGAGGACAAGCACAACATAGTAGAGGACACCAGAGAAGTTTTTAAAATAGTGAACGAAGAATTAGCTGAAATTAAAAAGAAGGAGAAAGGGAAATGAAAGTTAAAGAACTTATCAAAGAACTTAAATTACAAAATCCAAATGCCCCAGTTACGCTTTGGGCAGTAGAAGGGGACAGAGGGCATAAGGATATTGTTTGTTTTGGTCAAGATAAAGACGAAATAGTCTATCAAGTAGAAGATGAAGGACTAACGGAAAAACAAGCACTAGACAAAGTATCTGTTGAATTACATGCAATAGAAGATGACTGACAACATCAACCCAAGTCACTACCGAGACAGCGAGATTGAGTGCATAGACGCAATCAAGGCGAGTCTATCCATCGAGGGATTTCATGGCTATCTGAAAGGGTCTGTCCAAAAATACTTGTGGAGATACACCGAGAAGAACGGCCAAGAGGACTTGCTCAAAGCACAGTGGTTTATGGATAAATTAGTAACCGAAGGATTCGATGTAATTGAACAACAAAAAAAGGAAATAATATGAGTGAATACAAACCGCCAGATAATCCAAACATACATGATATGTCACTAGAAGAACTTATAAAATTTAAAAAGCATCTAATTGATAAAATAGAGGTACATCTACCTGAGTTGATTGATGATATAGATGTTTATATTGAACAGAATTTGATCCAGATGTACATGAAGAAAAGCCAATGAGTGAAGAATTTATAATCGAAGTAACCGAAACTTACCATAGAACCTACAAGGTAGAAGCCATAAACCAGCAACAAGCTAAAGACAAAGCTTCAGTACAATTCATAGAGGATTGGTTAGGAGATAAGGAAGGCATAGACTATACCTTGTGGGATTCCACAACAACAAGTGAAATAAAACCAACAGGGAGTGAGTTTGATGCATGCCTAAAGGTATTAGAATTAGAGGAGAAAAGCTAAATGAGATTCGGAGACAATTGGCGATACGAAACAGGGAGTAAGATTCTTCCAAATCGTAGAATAAAAGGCACGGCCAAGTTATTAAAGACCACCAAGAATCAAACGCAGAAGTGGGAAATCAAAGTTACGGACACCCAAACCAATGAGATCTTAGAAGAAGCTGTCATTATGGCTAGAGAAGGAGATGTAGCCATAGCGAGAGCGCATGAGTTAGCGAAAGCCTGGAGAGAGAAATATGAGTCCTAAACTAAACTTTACCGAAGAGATGTGGAACAAGACCGCAAGTATTTTTGAAGGAGTCCAGGTAATCGAATCAAAAGAAATGGGAAAGCCAATTAGATATTATGTCTTTCCTTCAAAAGAAGGAGTGCCTATCATTACCTTGCACGATGACGAGGAAGAGATTTTAAAAGACCGAAAGCTACACAAGAGAGTGATCGGAGAGATTATTAACAAAGTAACAGAGGAGTTATAGATGGCAAGTGAATACAGACTAGATAAACACAATGGCGAGTATGTCTTAGTATCATCCGATTCAAGCAAACCTACGATTAGGCTAGGGACTGACGATTTGGAGATAGCTAAAGCGAGAGCCAAACCCCACATGAAATTTATGTAAGGAAAAAACTATGAATAAAAAAATGACAAAATTTGAAAGAATTTTATGGGAACACGACTGTTACCCATTAGACAAAACTACCGCAGACGCAATAGCAGATGTTAAAAAGACAGAGGAGAACACCGATTCTCTACAAAGATAAATTCCCTTGCGACCCTCTTTTGCATTTTGACTCAAAAGACGCTGGCACGATAAAATGGACTTGGCGAACAAAACCAGCAGAAGCTATTTACTGGAAAACCTACAAGCCAAAGAAGCGAGATATTAAAATACTATCAAGAGTAACCCCAGAGCAACGCAAGAAAGTAACGACTGAATTACTACGAAGCATTATCCAAACCGAACACCCCCCTACAGTTAAACAACCAAAAGTGAGGACACTATGAAAGAACCGACTACTAGCGAACAAGCCATGAGTGAAGTGGCAAAATTTAATGAAACACCAGAAAGCAAAGAGTGGTGGAGAAAACGCATGGACAGATGGGACACAGTTTTTAAATGGGTAGGCCCTAGATTTGATAAAAACCTTTCTAGCTACAAAAAATGGAACGGCTATATAAAAGACGCTTTTTCTGGTAATGAAAGACGAATCAGAAAAATATGGAAAAACAACCAAAAGTGAGGACACTATGATTAGAAAAAGAGTTTACCTTAACAAGCCACAGGCCGAAGGCTTAATCCAGATATTCAGACGCAATCAGCTATTGGATCTCCTGGTGTATGTGACTATTGACACTAAAAACAAGTCTCCGCACTATAAACTTTGTATCGACTGTCCCATTGATACCCACCCTCGACTAAGTAACAAGCTACAAGATGTACTGCATACTTTAGTGGATCGACACAGCAACGCATTAAAGAAGCTGGAATGGGAAGAATACGATGATGCAGAGACACCGATAGAACAAGTAGGACTAACCCCAGAATTTAAAGAATACGTTGAAGAAAAAGTAGACGAAGCTTGGCGTGAAGATACAGTTTGGGAAAAGGAGAAAGACAAATGACTCAATACACCCACCTAGTTGAAGAAACCAAAAGGCAAATTGCTTTTAGGGAATGGAAAAATAAAGTCTCTTACATTCATGCCAACAATGGAAAAATCGAAACCAAATACCAGGATGGAAGAACAGAGATAGAAGACACAAGCACAGGCCAAAAAACTTATGACTTTCCCGAAGGCTATGAAGGGGAAACGTACAGAGAAAATTTATTTGGTAGGTTCCTACGAGTGTTTACTGGCTAATTATTTCAGCATCCTCGACTTCTAACAACGGCTTATAGTCTCCCAAGAGCTTCTTAATCCTATCTTTTATCTCTATTTCGCTAAGAGAATCAAGCGTACCGGTACGAACTTCCTTACGTTCAACATACAAGCCTGCCGCTCGACCTCGCTGGACTTCAGCAGAAACCGCAGCCGTGAGATTACCTTTCTCCATAGCTTGATCTCTTATTTTAGCTAGTTGCCTAACATGACGACCAAAGGTAACTTCATATTTTTTGTCTACTTCCGCTTGGAGAGTCTGTATGTAGCGAACCACAAGCGGATACTTTTGTGGATTGGTCAGCTCAGAAGCACGCACAGCCGCCGAACTTTCTGCGTACCCAGCGTCCAACGCACATTCCGTTTGGGTTTTGGACCCGTCGTTATAGACATATTCCTTAGCAAAGCGGAT